TGCCGTCATTTGTATAAATGTTGTAGATCAAACTGCCGATGCGATCTTCGCACTCGTCAAACACGTCCTCTGTTTCGTAGTCGATAGGTATGTTTTCTCTATATTGTAAATTGAAAGCAGTTAGGTTAGCTACGTAACCATACCAGATTGCTCGTTCTTCTTTTTCGTTTTGTGCCCACTTCTTTGCTAAAGTGTTTATTGCTTTTCTTGAAAATAATGCTACTGACATTTGTTTTAGTTTTAATGATTATGGTACAAACATACTACGCTACCACGTTTCACACAAGCTTTTGTTAAAAAAGTTTTGTATTTTTTTTATTTATATCTAGTAATTAAATATAAATAAAGTTAATAAGTATAGTTATTATTGTTTGTGACGGACAGTTGTCGGAATTACAACTCCATGAGTATGTTAATAGGTAGTGTTCCGTTGTCTTTGACTACAACGCAACCGATTGCAGGCTTTTTACCTGCTTTAGCATAAGCCATAGCGTAGCTTTTTTGATCAATACCGCAGCCAACTTGTGTTCCAAAAACTCTGTATCGCTGACCTACATAGTGCTCTGTATACGCTTGTGTGTGTAAATGCCCTTGTACTGTGTTCATCATATCAGCTCTGCACTTAGTTCTCGCAGTTCCTGCTTCTCCATGAATGTATTGCACTCCGTCTTTTACATATCGCTCCACAAAGTTCCATTTAGGCACCTCTAAGACATCTTTGTAGCTCTTGATCCACTTACTAGGTATAGCACTAGTTTGTGCCTTACGCATTATTATACGATCATGATTGCCAATTAGTACGGTAGCTTCTGGAAAAGCATCTCGCCATTTAGCTATTTTAGATATTGCAAGCTCTAATTCATCGAGACCGCCCATGCCATCTGCAGACGTCTCATGATAGCTAGAGTAGTGATTGTCAATTATGTCGCCTATAAATACGACTTCGTTGCAATTATGCTTGTAGTATTGTTCTTGGCAAAATTCTAAGTAGCCATCGAGACAAAAAGGCTCGTGTAAATCGCCTATCACTAGAATGTTGCTTGTAGTGTGTTTTCTGTAATTAAGTATTAGAGCTTCCTCTTCTGGTTTTAGTCGATACCTATTGCTTGCCATTTTTAACTTTTTCTAGTCCTCTGCTACCAAAGTATGCACCGATGCAAGTAATCAGGACTATTTGTAAAAGATCAACCCACTTGTCTGCTACATTAAATTGGATAGCACCTGCATCGACAAATATAAGTAGGGTTGTTGCTATCACGAGCCACCCCAGAACGAGTGGTCGTATATTTTTAGAGAGCCAACTATCGCTTTGCATATCTGCTTGCCATCTAGTTGTAACCTCTTGTTGCATTATTTTCTCAAAATCTAAAATTTTAGCTTTGACTTCTGCTTTTATAAGTTCTTTCTCTTCTGCAGAGGTATGTATTTTGTCAATAGCAGAGCCAACGCTATCGACTAGCTCTTTTGCTCCAGAGCTGAATAGTTTTTTTAGTATAGCCATATTGCATTTGGTTTGTCATGATCACAATCTGCATGTATGAACGTTTTAGCTATGCCTATACGTCTAAAGCCTGCTTCTACAAGTCCTAGCACGATCTGGCTACGATTATAGCTATTGTTACACAATATATCTGCTGCACACCCTTTTAGATGACTGCTTAATTTTTTGCCCCCTACGATCTTGTTATGTTCTTGAGATCGATAGCCGCTTGTTATCTTAAAAGGTACACCTGCAATGTCTCTAGCCAAATCTATACTATGTAAAAATTCGTCACACATTTTGCCACCATCGCTTTGTGGTAATCCGCTACCGATAGCATCTGGACTGTCAAACTCTTCGTAGTTAAAGTATTTTAACATCATTTTTTGCTTTTAATAAATTCTAGTATGATGTCAATTTTGCGCATCATTTCATTTATATTGTCTGCTGCTTTCTCGTGGTGTCTAGAAAATTGGTTTTTAACTTCGTATAAGCTAAATACTAAAAACCTGTATAAAGCATACAATGCTCCAAGCAATAGTACTAATGGTAATCCGTAACCCTCTATTAGTTCAAGTATTTGTTCCATTATTTACACCCTTTGTAAGTTGCTAGTTCAATTTCTAGTTCGTTAATTTTATCCTCGCACTGGTTGAGTAGTTTTATTTTTTTGTCAAGCCTTTTTTCTACGATCACAATATGCTCCTCAAGGTGTGAAATTTGACTGTATGCAGTCCCCATCGTAAAAATAATCCCTACAATCCAGATAATGTTGCCGACATTAAGCGATAGTTCTTTTTGTATCATTTACGCTTGTTTCTATAATACCGCAATCTGTCAATAGTATATAAAATAGATAGCACCAATAAGGTGATTTGTAACACTTGTTCGACTGCAGAAAAACTAATGCTTAATGTAATGCTATTTAGTCCGAGTACGTCTGCGTTTTCTTTTATCAGATTTTTCATTTTTTTGTTTATCTAAATAGCTTTTAAGCTTAGTTATATTTTCCTGTTTAGGTTTGTACATTAAATTTTCAAATCTGGTGTAAGAAAGTCATTTAATGTTATTCTGCTGCTTCTTTGTATAGTATCTAAATTCATCCCAGAAAAGTAAGCAGACTTGTCTGGTGACATATCATTGTCTGTATTACTATTGTACTCTGGGTAGAGGTCGTTTTTGTGTCTTAAGTAATCAACTAGACGCTTAGTATAAAACTCTGCTGTGTTCAGCACTACGTTGCGTATATACTTAACGTCATCAAGTGATGCATTGCTTGATGTTTCGCTTATCTTTTGCACGATGCTTTTGTTCATAATCTTATAGCTTAAAAAAGGCATACACTCATACAAGCTATAATGCACCAGAACAGGTTGTATGTATGTGTCAACTAGCGTTTTGTAAACACCTGCAAGAGAGCCACCGCTAATGTCTGATTGTATTTTTTCGTATAAATCAGTACCTAGCACTTGTTGTATATGGATGTCTTGTGCAACTTTAATATATGGCAATAGTAATTCTACGTCCACGTTTCCGTTAATAGTTGTGCTTTTTTTAATTGTATCCTCAGAAATTAAAAGTACTGCCATGTTTATCGTTTTATTGGTTTTACTGTTTTGCTTACGTAACCCCTGTTATCCATGTTTTTAGGTGCAACAGGTACTTCTTGCTCGTTTACTTCTGGTCTAAAGCCCTCGCTTCTTGCTTTTGTTGTTGTTATTATACGATCCTCTGCACTTGCTTTTGTACCTGCTTGTTTGTAAATACGTCGAAACCATTTGTGTCTGCAATCTGCGCCACCTTTGTACAACCAGATCGAGTAGTTGCTGTCTCCTTTTTTTGCCCATTCAGAGTTTATATTGTTATCTTGCATGCGTAGTATGTCCTCTTTACGATACACCTTGTTTGCAGCCTCCATAGCGTTACAAAAATCTCTGCTAGAGCCGCCTGCATCTCTGTTAGCAGCTATTGCACGTTCTCTTGTATATACATAACGCACTCTGTATTTGCTTTTGTGGGTTTGTTTGCTCTGTCCGTCTTGATCACTTTTAGCATTAGGTATTGCACGTCCTGTGCTTGCTAATTCTAATTTTTGTAGGTTATACTCAAAGTCAAAATCTTGATGTTCATTTGTAGCGTCCTCTTCGTCTATAAGTTCCCAGTCTTGTTCGTCTATTGTTTCTCCGTATTGATCTATAAACTCAGCAACAGTTAGGTTTTTCTTTTTTTTTTGCAGTTCCACCTCCTCTGTTGTAGATACTTCGCCCAATCCTAATGGCTCGTAGCCTATTTCCTCTCGTATCTCGTCTTGTGTTAGTACATCCTTTAGCACATCAGCACCAAATAGCGAATTTAACGGAGTTGTATCTTTTACTGTATATGGGAGTATGATACCATTTATCGCAGAAAGTTTCTTAAAAGTCCTTAAAATGTTGTTTTGAAAGGGTTTTACGACTGTATTCATGTACAACTCATAGGCTTGTGTTAATTCGCTTCGTCCGCCTAACTGCCCCTCAGTCTTAACGCCAAGTAGCATTGGCGATGTAACTCTGTGTCCGATCATGATGTTTTGTATGCACAATTCATTTAGGACTGTATATTGCTTGTCTGCATTGCTGACCTGTATTGGCACGATCTCTGGTTTGCTATTAGAGTCGTCGGAAAATGTTAATACAAACTTGCCTGCGTTATTTGCGCCAGAAAATTTGTTTTTTATTTGCCACTCGATCTGGTCTCGCTCCTCTTTTGTTGGTACTCCATTAGTGAAGTTTATAAAATAGCTACCAGAAAAACCATTAGCAATGTTATTTAAGTGATAGTCTGACGTGAGGTTGTCTGTCATAACCCAGTTAGTAGAAGCAACGTAATCTGGAGTATGGTATAATTCCATTGCAGGACTGTACAAACCTGTGTAAATTAACTGTGATGCTTCTCTTCTGTCATTCATATTGAATGCACAAATACGTCTTGGTTTGTACTCTTTTTTTCTGTACTGTGTCCAATCAGCAGAAATAAAGTAATCATGTACCTTGCCATCCATGTCAGGTTTTCCTATTCTCAATTTTTCAACAGGTACGTGGTAAATTTCTGCAATTTTTGTTCTGTCCTTGCTCCAGATTACGTTAAGTGCGTATGCACCTTGAAGTTTTAAATCGAAAGCTATTTTTGTGAATATATCGTGTGCGCTTTCTTTACTATTAAAATTGCCTAGAAACTTCGTTAGCTCTACATATTGTGCTAGGTCTTTATTCTCCTCTGGTATTATGTCGTCACCTGCAATCATTGCAGCAGTGGCATTTATTACAGCAGCATGTGTAGCTGAATTATTGTAAAGATCAATAAGGTATTGTGGATACATGTTGCGGTAGTTGTTGTCTCCATACTCAACCCAGTCCTGTCCTGCACTTTCTACTACTCTTGGTTGTACCTCGTTAGTAAGTTTAATTCCTAAAAGTCTATTTTTCATTATGCTACTCTATTTAGTATATCTTCTTCTATAAGTGCTATGTTAGCGTCTGATAACGTACCAGAAAAAACTAACAACTCGTATAGCTTTCCGTCCATTGCTGCGCTACTTGTTGATTGCACGCCTATTGTGTTTATAGTGAGATCTTGTGCAAAAGAAAAAGTGCTACTAGTATCTTCTAATACTTGATTTGTTGTAATTGTAGCACCTGACTTGGTAGCACGTCTGATTTGTACAGTTGTACCAGAGCCATTGTCAAAACAGCGTATTGTCATTAAGTTTGGTGTACCACTAGTCATGTCTTCACTCATTACAAAATCATCGTTATATGTGCCGCTAGTTCTACGAAACCTTGCTTTTGCAGGTAAGTTCTGAAAGCCAAAACGCAAAAAGTCGCTAGCACTACCCGAGTTGCCTAGTATTGTTTCATTAGTAAAATCGTCAAGGTCTAGTGCTAAAAACATAACAAACTCGTTAAGCACAATGTTAGATGAAATATCTAAGTTATCGTTACTACCATCGAAATGTATGTAGCCGCCTGTTGTAGTAGGCTCCTCTGCATCTACTGTCTGCCTAGCTACTCTGTTATCTGTATGGCTACTAGTCCAAGCAATATCCGCATCGCTGTCGCTGTCTTGGTCAGCTACTGAAATATTAGTGTTAAACTTAAACCATGTTACAAGGCCATCTAGCCGATCAATAGAAAAACCTGATGTTATAACTTTAGTTTGTAATTTAAGTAATCTAGACGCTAAAAACATATTAGTTGTTGTAAGCTATTGCCACACCTTGAGTCATTGTTATTGCTGTTACATTTGCTAGTAAAACAGTTCCTGCAGGAATAGTAGTTTGTAGTGCAGTTTCGCCTGTACAATTAGCTATTGCTATTGATGAAACTACGCTTTCTGTAACAAAATGCACAGCGTAAAAATCTTTAGATGTTTGCGCAGCAGTTGTAAATACGATACTATCGCCTTTTTTACCTAGTTGCTCAAATAGTAAATCGTTGTTGTTTTTAATTGTACTCATAATTAAATGCTTATGTATTGTGTGTTATTGTTAACTGTGTTTGTATTATCTGTCGGTGTGTATTCTGTATATGTAACTTCGCTAACTCCTGTTTTACTAAAATTCATTTTGCCTTTATGCACTATGTTAATATCTGTAAAACCTGTTGTATTTGTTAGTCCTGTGCTGGTGCTTTGATAAATTGTATATGTGTAAAAGCCATACTGTTCCGCAAAATTAAGGGTAGTTGGCTCATTTAATATAAACTTGTAACGTCTGGGTGTTAATTCGTTTATTGCGATCTCCTTGAAAAAACTTTGTTGAGTCATATCGTTAATAAAATCAAAATAAAAATAGCTACTTGTGCCTTTAGCAACATTTTCCTGTCCATGTATATCCAGAAATATAGCATTATTAGTATCTGCTTTTAGTAATATCATTGATGCAGTTTAATGTAATATATAAATAAGTGTCTGTTTGTTTCTTAAAACACAAAAAAAAGGGGTAAAAACCCCTCTTTTTCTGTATTATTTCAAGTATTTAGTTAACTAAGGTCAACTGTTATCCCTGCTCCGCCATTAAATGCTGTGTTGTCAAATGGTGATGTAGTGAAGTCAGCAACAGTAGCCATAGGAAAACGCTCCATACCGCTAAATGTTAAGTTGTAACCACTCATATCGCCGAAAGCAGCACCACTAGCAGCAGTACCTGTTGTCAATTCTAGTCCATTTTCTCTGCCTAGTGCTACGATCACATCGTTGCCACCTGTTGCAATTCTTGCATTTAACTGAACAAAAACAACTAGCCTGTTTTGTGCTAGTAATTTTATCTCGTTTTGATCAGCAGCAGTTAAGCCATGTAACATAAACGTTACGCTCGGCTCGTAGAAAAATGTGCCATTTTCAGAGCTTCCTGTGATTGTTTCTGTAAAGCTTCCTGTACCTCTAGGTAAAGTGTATTTAAAAAGTGTAGTTGGCGCACCGCTAACAAACTCAAGGTCTGTAATTGATCCGCTACTCTCTGTTAAAACAACGTCTTCGTGTTGAGCAAAGTACACAGCTTTAATACCACCTGTAGAAAATTTGCAATCTAAGCTACGTCCTTTTGTTAATTCGCATGCCATATCTTTGGTTTTTAGGTGCTATTGGCAGGTAGCCGAAGCTACCCACCTTAGCTGTTATAAATTAGTCTAAACGTACAATGTCTCCGCCTTGTGCGTGTTGTGTACCACCTGTAAACTTCGCTACAACTCTGATGTTGTCGCTTCCGTCTAGGTCTTGCATGTCAAGTACACGAATTTCTGTGTGATCCGATACTAAGTCAGTTCCAAAAAATAGGTTGCTTTTTTGAGCAGCAGCCATTTTGTTTTCTACCATGCCATGGCATACTGCAATTTTAATGCCTTCAAACTCTGGAGTATATTGCCCCATGTGGTTAAAAGGAAATGCAGATAAAGCAGAAATAGC